ACGATTGAAATAAGTTTCTGGTAAACGTCCTGATAGCTGTCAGGACGTTTTTTTGTTGTATAGCAAAACCCGCTGGAAGTAGAGAGCCAGCGGGTTTTTCTGTTTTGCTTTGTTTCTCTTATAGAGCATGCCTGACGTGTGATTAGACATGCTGTTGAGTGAAATAAAGTACTTTAACAACGTAGCACAAATTGAGATTAAGCTGACATCAGAAGCTGAAGTCTTTCAATCATCCGGAGAAATAAATGGATTAGTCTTGACGGAGATGATTAAAAGATGAGCGAGGGAGATTATAGGCAAATTCTTAATAGATGTTACTTTGGCTTTATATAAGAATAAATGAGCAGCCAGCGGTGGATGCGTCCACCTATGTAGTGTTAATTTTATACCCAAAAAACTAACAGTTTTCGTCTTACTTTTACTCGCGTAATTGAAATCGAAATGTCAACGTGTCCACCGCTGGCTGCTTAGAAAGTAATAATAAAAAGGAGAAAAACAATGAAAAAACTTAATATTGAAACTATCAAAACTATCATCATCACGATTTTAATTACAGGAATTATCGCTTTTATTGGCGGTATGTACTATCAGAAACATCAGACTGAACAAGTCAAAGCTGAAGCTGCAACAATCGTCAAGAATGTGAAAGTTGAAGTGTCAAAACAGTAGCGACGGAGAAGCGGCAACCGTCGCTACCACAAACTGCCGCAAGGGTTGAAGCCTCGCCTACACCTCAAAAACCTGCTGTGGAGGCAGGACGTGTAGGCGGCTGCGACAGGTTTCAACCTTTACTTGAGAAATACAATTGGGACGTGCGAATTATGAAAGCCATCATGCAAGCTGAAAGTTCGTGTAATGAAAACTCAACAGGTGATACAAGCCTGACATTTACACAAAACGGAAGAACATATGGCTATTCAGTTTCTCTATTCCAAGTAAGGATTTTACCTGGACGCGAACGCTGTGATAGTCATGATCCAGCTACAAATATTGCCTGTGCCTATCACGTTTGGCGAGGGCAGGGGTATAAAGCTTGGTCGGTGTATACGAGCGGAAAATATCTCAAATATCTATAAGAAACGGAGGGGGTAAAATGGATGATCCATTTACGATATGGACAGACGATCTTGTACCTGGAATGTCAGCCAGGACTATCGTAAAAGATGAGCAGCGCGTCATCGAATTTGATTTGATGGGACATGCCAAAGCTATAGTTGGCGTTGGGAGACGTAGCAATGGCAAAAAGTGGGCTACAATCTACGAACACGAAGCTGAGAATGATTTGCAAGAAATGGTCCTACTGCAATCAATCTTCTATCACTACAAAGTACATGGCTTTGATTGCGGATATTCTTTTGCCGGTACAACAAAGCTAAAAGGTATTCTGTACCGCATTGGGCTTAAGGAAAGAGAGGAATACAGAAGTGTTTATGATCTTGAAAAAAATAAAACTACTGTTTAAGACAGAAGATTCTTTTTCTGACACCAAAGACGTATTTCAGAGTAAACTGTTTAATCGTCATATTTATTTTGTTCAGTGGTTTGACTATAAAGGTCGCATGCGGAGAATTTATTGTCAAAATCGGCGAGCCGCCCGGTTAGTGAAGAAGTCTCATAAACGACATCATGCCGAAATTATAGAAATCGTACTGGATAAGGGTTATATCTTAAGTGAGAGGACTGTGTATTAAAAATGGATAACAATAAAGATTTTGCTTATAAATTAGGGTATCTTGTAGCGGGTATTTTAGCAATCTCGTCGACATTGGTGCTCATAGTGCTGGGTGTAGCTGCTGTTAAATTATTAATTTGGATTATTGGCTTATAGATATTGAGAGAAAAGCATGTACATACTGATTTGGATAATATTTGTACTGTTTATTCTGGCTCTTGTAGCTATCTCAGAACGTGAAATAGCTAAGCAAGACGCGGAATGGATGAAGGAGGAAAAGAAATGGAAAAAGAAGTAAAGCCTTATTACGAGGATGATTATCAAGCATTAGATGAAGTCAGCACTACAGATTTGCTAGAGATGAAAGAGGGTGCATTAAACGACCTGAACGAGAGCGAACGCACTATTCACCGTATAAATCAGATATTAGCTAGCCGTGCAATTTATGCCACGCAGTTGGAGCTATTTTAAGGAGAAGGAATTGATGCTCGTATTTATAGCTATGAAACTATCGGAACTCATATGGGGGTTCAAAATATCTGATGATACTACAGGTGGTGTATATGTGGTGTATGCTTTCAGTACTCTTGAACTTCTAGCAGAGTTGGTTATAGTTACGTTTACTTTTCTATATTGTGTGTTTAAGAAAGGAGCGAAAAAAGCATGAAATATAAACTTCTAAAAGATTTACCAGGACTTAAAAAAGGCACTATATTGTCAGAAGGTAAGTCGCTTTTTGGTGCAAGGACACTAATAACTAAAAACGATGTGGGTCCTATTTTTATCGGTAATGACCTTACTGAAGAGCTCTTTGAGGAAATCAAAGAACCAGTAGACAGTATTCACTGGAAGCCTAAAATTGGCGATAGGTGTTTTGTTCTTGAGAATACCAATATAAGACCAACAGCTTACACTGGCATGTTGCGTGATTACAATGCTTGGCGTACTGGCAGAGTATTCCGCACTAAAGGAGAGTGCGAAAAAGTTCTTGACCGTGAACTAGCCGAAGTCAGACTGCGAAAAACCTCAGACTTTGAGCCAGACTTTAAGAATGGCAAAGGTGGCTGGATTGTCGGCTATGACCACGAGGAAGATAGGCTACTCGCTACGCCTATTGATTATATTGACTACGGCGAACCTATACGCTACGCAACCGAAGAAGACTCTCGAAAATCTATCAAAGAAAATCGAGAAGATTGGCTGATTTATTTTGGAATTGACCCGTCAGATACAAATGAAAGCTAAATGTACCCTACGGGGGTAAGGAGGAAACAATGTCAGGAACAAAGCAGGGCGGCTTGAAAGCTGCTCAGAAAAACCTAGCAAGCAACCCAAACTTCTACGCAGAAATTGGACGAAAAGGTGGCTCAGCTACATTTGCAAGCCACGGAAGTTGTAAAGGATTTGCGCAAGATATTGAATGCGATTGCAACTTAATTGACGGTCCTCACTTTGTAAAAAAGTGTGCTGGAAAACGAGGTGGTCGTATAAGCAGACGTAAGTAAACGGGTACAAACCGTACCCTGTAGAAACCATTTTGAGGAAGTCCTCAAAATGAGTTAGAACATTAAAATCGACCGTAGAATTGGACAGATGATATGCACAACTCCTTTCTGTCGGCGCACCACACCCGCCCGGTGCGCTGTCTCAAACCGTGAAACGTTGTGAGCTGGAATTGAAGCAACCTGCAGTGCAACGTGTATCGTCTGTTCAACTGGTAGCACCAACGCACCTTTTTTGTTTACCGGGAAAAAATTGTATGCCTATTTTTCTATTCTACACAACTATCATTTGGTGCTATCAACTGGCGACATCAATCCTTAAAGTAATTAATCAATGATATACACTTGGTGTCGCCTTGCCCCAGTTCTGCGGTTGAAATTAGAACATATAACTAAATAGGAGGGATTGCGTGTTTTCAATACATCCAATAGAGGTGATGTGGGCACAAGCCCCATCAGATATTAAAGTGAATTTAGCTCTTAGCCTTATAGTAGAAATACTTAAAATATCAGATGGCGGGCGTGCAGAGGTTACCCTTGATGATGGCAGATATGAGATTAAACTTAATAAGTTAGATTGAGAAACGAAATGGAAACGTTAGTTTGGATTTTACAAGTAGTACCGCACGCTATTTTTATCACTGGCTTGATCGTAGCTGGACATTGGGCAATTAAAAAAATCATTAAGGCAGTAAAAGAATACGATAATGTCTAGAATTAAATCAGCAAAGCGTTACAAGATATGGGGAACCAGGGGATTTTGCTGTAAGTTTGAGGACGGATGTAAAGCTGCATATGTAATCGCCAACCGAGTCTTTCGTAGAAAAACTCGACAATATCTTAAGCTTGTTAAAAATGGAAGGGAGATAGAATAATGATACCTAAAATCGAATGGTGTAATTGGGTGTTTGATTATGTGGACACCAATAAATGGATGGTAAAACGCGATTGTTGCGATGACGAAATATTGCTTGTCCGAGGCGACAGCAGAAACTGGAAAGCATATCAGTCATCGCTAAAGCCGTATCGCGCTGGAAGTTACCCTGACGCTGCATCAATGTGTCCCAATTGTGGCAAGTTTGTGAACGGCGTTAATCCATATGACGACGGCGAAACGTGGATGAAATAATAAGGAGGTATTAACAATGAGTGAAACAGTAGGACGTAAAGGCAAACTTATACTTTGTAAAAAATATAAAGACGCTGATGAGCTTGAGGCTAACTTACAAGAGTTTCGGAAAAGCATACCAATAGAAGAACGTGATAAATATTACAAGGATGTAGAAGAAATTGACGATTATGAACTCGAAGACAACGGCTACGTCGTTATCAACGGAAATTGTATTTATAAAGTTGAGTTAGATAAAGATTTCGACGCGTATGACAACTTTGTTGAAATCACTCAAGCCCAAGATGGTGTTTATGAATTTATAACGCAATTTTATAACGGCTCAACTGACCTTCGAGAAATGCTACAGAAGGGTTTTGACCAAACAAGGAAGAAGATGCCGATGATTTACGAAGTCAGAGTTCGAGTAGTAAAAGAAGGCACTGTATTTGTTGAAGCTAAAACTCGAGATGAAGCCGAAAAGGCTGCCACGAGGGATAGTGTCGTATCGAAACCAGGCTTTGCAGACACTATAGAGTACTATGCTGATGAGATTTATAACGCTGATAGCACTGTTGATAAATCAGATATTGAAATTATTAAGGCGGAGGACGTGCTATGACAAACAATGGCTATTACCCTAATAAACTAATTTATCTCGGCGACAACACTGAAAACCGAAAAGCAATCCTAGTGTCTGTACCAAATGAGTTTACCGATGCTGTACTTGAAACCATAGAACTTGGTGACAGCGCCTTTGAAGACAAATATCATCAAGTAGCCGCCGCTTGCGGAGCGGAGTTTGTAGACGTCAACGACATTAAGATTATTGGTCAAGATAATCAACCAACAGACGACAACCTAAGGAAATCTAAATGAAAATTATAGCAGAAAATCCAGCTGAAGAAGTCTTGCTGTGGCGTATTAAAGCCTTAAGCGACGAGTTGGTCAATCAAGACAATCGATACACCAGGATGCCAGTATGGACGATCCTAGATAATAACAAAGCCGGCAAAGATTATGGCGCGGTTATGTACTTTACTGGCAAAGCCGCCGAGCAGCACATCAACGAGAATGCCCATCATTACGATAATCCAACAACATGTGTTCGTAGCGCTCACGACAATCGAGAATTAAAAGACATTGTTCACTTGCTTATCCTAGCTGGTGGTAATGAAATACCAAGTAACCATTATGGAGTTTTGAGAGATGTGTGATATTAACTTCGATATCGCAGGTCAAGTGCCTAGTAAGAAGAATAATAAACGGATTTTGAAAAATTCACGAACTGGTAATAGATTTATTGCCAATAGCGAGAAATTTAACAATTGGCACGAGGCAGCCATGAAAGATATATGTCTTTCCTCTAAGGTTCGTAAGTTTAGAAACATGAAATGGGAGGGTCCCTTAGAAGTAATGATGGTTTTTTATAATAAAGACAGAATCCGTCACGATCTCGATAATATGGCAAGTAGTATACTCGACCTGCTAGTCGATGCTGGTTATTTAGAAGATGATTGCTGTGGAATAGTTAACCGCCTGATAATAAGTTTTGGCGGTGTTGATAGAAAAAATCCTCGTGTGGAAGTGACTATAACAGAGCTGGCGGAATAGCTGATTTATGTTATAATAATAAAAGTTATATTGGAGGGCAGCGGTGATGAATTTGGAAGGCACTGAAAATTATGGCTATGATGAATGGTTAGAGTTTTTTAGAAAAATACCTGCTGCCGAACTAATTGATTCTATAGAAGAACTAAAAGCGAGACTTCCTGGCGATGGATATGCGGCTGCCATGCGCTGGATTGATATCTTTGATAATCCTGGCAAAATGGACAAGCTTTATAAGGGCAGGCTCGACAAAGAGATTGAAACTGACATTATGGATCTTGCGATCGGTGATGATGACGAGAAGTTTTATGAAAGCTTGATCCGTCAAAACGTTGAACAGCTCACCTCGTCAAGCATTTCACAGCAGGAAGTGGCGAGGTTATCTCAGAATATCAATATTTTTAGAAAAGAACTGCAGAATATTCGGTCCCGTCGTCCAAAATCTGGTTCGGTACTGGAAAAGGTCCTAGCGAAAGCGGCAGCGCCCTCTAATGCCGCGAAAAAACCAGCTAAGTCTACGCCTAAAAAGGCTAAAACCGCGCCTAAGGCTGTAAGAGCGACGAAAAATAAAAAGGTGATTAAGGATACCTCTAATGCCGCGAAAAAAGCAAAAAAATAACCAAATACCGCGAATTGATTTATATAGTCCTGGTAATACTGAAAAAGCCGAGCTTTTATTTGAACTGCTCGATGAGTATGGTATGACACTGCTTGAATGGCAGCGTTTGGTGCTGCGCCGTTGGCTGGCTGAGGACGAGGACGGTAATTTTGTCAATCTTGATTGCGGCTTGAGCGTGCCTCGCCAAAATGGCAAAACTGAGATTATTGTAGCGCGGATTATCTATGGTATTATTTTCCGCAAAGCTAAAGGTTTATTCACTGCTCAGCAGCAGAATACAGTTGATGTCGTTATTAAACGTGTGCAAGATTTTTTCTATGAAAATGAACATCAAGAGATATTCAATTTATTAACGCCAAGATTCCGTAAAAAACCAAGGAATTATAAGTTTATCGAATTTTTGAACGGCGCTGAGTATCATTTCTACACTAGGACGCGCATGGGTGGTTTGGGGTCTACTAATGATGATCTGATATGTGATGAGGCTGCAGAGATGCTTGATTCACATCAATCAGCACTGGTGCCAACGACTGCATCAGCTAAGACAGGCAATCCTCAAATTATCTACGCCGGAACGCCACCAATGGCTGAAACCGTTGGTGAGGTGTTTGCCAGGAATAGGCGAAACAAGCTAGAAGGTGCTGCTGGTGTTTGGACTGAATGGGGAGTTGAAAAGATTACTGACGTGCATGACAAGGAAGCTTGGTTAGACACCAATCCTTCATTGAATATATTTTTACTTGAAAAAGTTATACAAACTGAAGCCGATAGTATGACAATAGATGATTTTAATCGTATGCGACTTGGCTGGTGGGATGGTATTGATAATAAGCGAGCAATTAAACAGTCAGACTGGGACGATCTTGCTACTGAGAAACCTGACTTTGATGACGGCTTTAAGCCTGTATATTCTGTAAAGTTCCCGCCAAACAGGAGCTCATGGTCCCTAGTAGTTGCGCAGCCACTAAAAGATGGTCGTGTGCATGTCGAGGTGGTGATGAGCCGCCCGATGAGCGAGGGATTTCATCGTTTATCAAAATGGCTGATCGACCGTTGGAGGCAAGCAGCAGTGATTATACTTGATGGAGCGACTGGAGCACCGATACTATTCGAGGAGCTTACAAAGGCTGGCATTCCTAAAAAACGTATCATCTTACCTACTATGAAAGAGGTGGTGGCAGCACATCAGTTTATGAGAGACGCCATCGATAGAGGTGAATTATCTCACTACGATCAGCCGCTATTAAACCAGACAGTCCGTATAACGAAAGAGCGGTCATTTGGTCGATATGGTGGCTTCGGTTGGGAGAGTATGACTGATAAATTATCGACCGCGCTTGGCGCCTCTGGGACCGGGATATACACCCTCCCCGCCACCATAAAATTATACTATGTCAATATTTTTACAAAAGTATCATACTATTTTATAATAAGTTTATGGCACAGCGTAGGAAGTATGCAACAGCTAAAGATCCACGACGACAGTTCCCAAAACTGCGAGAGGATTTACGCAAAAGAGTTTATGCTATGCAAGATACTTGTGGCATTTGTGGTCGCGAAGTCGACAAGACTTTAGCCGCAGGTAGCCCGATGTCACCAGAGCTAGACGAGATCATACCAGTTTCTCGTGGCGGTTCGCCTTATGACATAGATAACCTACAGCTTACTCATAGGATATGCAACAGGCGTAAGGGGGCAAAGATGCCGGGGGATGATTTGCCAGACGATATCAACCCTACGCCAAATTCAAGAGCTTGGTAGGGCGGGGCTTGTTTTAGCAAAAGGAAAAGCGCTCTGTTTGTCAGAGCGCTCTATAACAACGACTGCAAATTACAACAATCGCCCAGCTATAATACTACTTTTTAAGCGATTGCTCAAGGCGGTAGTTTATCTCACCAGTTATGCTGCGACCGTTTTCAGCAGCAAGCACCACAAGCCGTTCATATACTTCCTGCTTAATTCTGACATTATAAACTGGCGCAGGTATCTCAACCTTAGACTTGATAATCTTGCCATTCTTTTTTACAATTTGATTTACTATTGGCATAGCATTTCCTTTCTTTTTAGAGGACCTTAGCGCCAAGCGAGGCGTTAGTTTTATATTAAGTTTATCTTATTCTCTATCTGGTAGGCGATCGCTTCTTGATCTAACACCTCTTTTAATTCGCCGAGCGTGTTCATCACCTTTGAACGTTCGTCTGACAGATAAAGTATTGCTGTTTGTTCAGTCTCACCCCTCCAACATCCGATGACTGGATATTGTAGAGTGAAAGCTTCGTGATTAGCGTTTACGGTTGATATTATCTTGTCGACCTCAAGTTTTTTAGTCTTGTTATTACTGCCGATAAAAGCTTTTATTGTAATTTGTTCCATTGTTATATCCTCTAATTGTTAATGTGCCTCGCTTGACTGTCTTAATTATAGCAAAGTTGCTTACATAATGCAAGCGTTTTACATACATTTTATGAAAAAAGTCAGAGATTTTTTGGTGAACCTGTGGAAAACTCTAGGACTGACCGATATTGCCAAGCACTTGCTGCCAGCGATCAGCTCTCATCTTTTTATCCTTAGCAGTAACCTGTTTTTTCGGAAATACCTTTTGCCCCCAAAAAGCAAACGTTGCAGCGTCGAGCGGCGCGGTCGATAATTTATCAGTCATACTCTCCCAACCAAAGCCACCATATCGACCAAATGACCGCTCTTTTGTTATACGGACCGTCTGATTCAATAGCGGTTGGTCGTAGTGAGATAATTCGCCTCTGTCAATAGCATCTCTCATAAACTGATGTGCTGCCACTACCTCTTTCATAGTCGGCAGGATGATACGCTTTTTAGGAATGCCAGCCTTTGTAAGCTCCTCAAACAGTATCGGCGCTCCAGTCGCTCCATCAAGTATAATCACTGCTGCTTGCCTCCACCGCTCGATCAGCCATTTCGATAGACGATGAAATCCCTCGCTCATCGGGCGGCTCATCACCCCCTCAACATGCACACGTCCATCTTTTAGCGGCTGAGCAACCACGAGCGACCACGAGCTTCTGTTTGGTGGGAACTTTACAGAATATACAGGCTTAAAGCCGTCATCAAAGTCAGGTTTCTCAGTAGCAAGGTCATCCCAGTCTGACTGTTTAATTGCTCGCTTATTATCAATACCATCCCACCAACCAAGCCGCATACGATTAAAATCATCTATCGTCATACTGTCAGCTTCAGTCTGTATCACCTTTTCAAGCAAAAATATATTTAGTGAAGGATTAGTGTCTAACCAAGCTTCCTTGTCATGCACGTCAGTAATCTTTTCAACGCCCCATTCAGTCCAAACACCAGCAGCGCCTTCTAGCTTGTTCCGTCTATTTCTAGCAAACACCTCACCGACGGTTTCAGCCATTGGTGGCGTTCCGGCGTAGATAATTTGAGGATTGCCTGTCTTAGCTGATGCAGTCGTTGGAACTAGTGCTGATTGATGTGAATCAAGCATCTCTGCAGCCTCATCACATATCAGATCATCGTTAGTAGATCCCAAACCACCCATGCGCGTCCTAGTGTAAAAATGATACTCAGCGCCATTCAAAAATTCAATAAACTTATAGTTTCTTGGTTTTTTACGAAATCTTGGCGTTAATAAATTGAATATTTCTTGGTGTTCATTTTCATAGAAAAAATCTTGCACACGTTTAATAACAACATCAACTGTATTCTGTTGTTGAGCAGTAAATAAACCTTTGGCTTTGCGAAAAATAATACCATAGATAATCCGCGCTACAATAATCTCAGTTTTGCCATTTTGGCGAGGCACGCTCAAGCCGCAATCAAGATTGACGAAATTACCGTCCTCATCCTCAGCCAGCCAACGACGCAGTACCAAACGCTGCCATTCAAGCAGTGTCATGCCATATTCATCAAGCAGCTCAAATAAAAGCTCGGCTTTTTCAGTATTACCAGGACTATACAAATCAATTCGCGGTATTTGGTTATTTTTTCGCTTTTTTCGCGGCATTAGAGGTATCCTTAATCACCTTTTTCTTTTTCGTCGCTCCTACAGCCTTAGGTGCGGTTTTAGCCTTTTTAAGTGTAGATTTGGCTGGTTTTTTTGCTTTTTTCGCGGCATTAGAGGGTGCTGCCGCCTTCGCTAGGACCTTTTCCAGGACCGAACCAGATTTTGGACGGCGGGACCGAATATTCTGCAGTTCTTTTCTAAAAATATTGATATTCTGAGACAACCTCGCCACTTCCTGCTGTGAAATACTTGACGAGGTAAGCTGCTCAACATTTTGGCGAATCAAACTCTCATAGAACTTCTCGTCATCATCACCGATTGCGAGATCCATAATGTCGGTTTCAATCTCTTTGTCGAGTCTACCCTTATAAAGCTTGTCCATTTTGCCAGGATTATCAAAGATATCAATCCAGCGCATAGCAGCCGCATAGCCATCACCAGGAAGTCTCGCTTTTAGTTCTTCTATAGAATCTATCAGTTCGGCAGCAGGTATTTTTCTAAAAAACTCTAACCATTCATCATAGCCATAATTTTCAGTGCCTTCCAAATTCATC